ATCCGGGACCGAACCTGCTGTTTACAACACCGTAGAGGTCGTCTTCAAGTTCTTCCATTGATGCTTCTACGCCTTTACCAACGGTTTCAACGGTAATCGTGGTTTCATAGCCCTGCTCAAAGTTATCGAACTGGAACGAAGAACCTTCCGCTTTTACCTCTGCCGCACCCAAGTCGCCTATCGTGTCGTATGTGCCGATTCTTTTATCGTTTTTCTTTTCCCAAACAATGTTGGGGTAATATTTCTTCTGTGGTGTTTTAACAGCCTTATTAAATATAAGGTCTACACCTTCTTCTGTCATGCGAAGTATATCGCTTACTCTACCTGCCATTTTATTTCATCCTCACTTTCATTTATTAATTTGTTCGATACACCAAGCACTTAGGCAAGGTATATGTCTGCCAATGCTATACGTCCGTAGCACTTATGTGTGTCGTTGTTATAGCCGGTCAAGACAAAGAACCCACCGCTCGTGTCGTTCGGGTCGATTTCCATTTCGTTTACGGTTACAATCATGTCATACGCCAAGCCTATCATAGCATCGGTGAATCCTTTTAATACACCACTCTGGTATACGTCTGCTTCAAGTTCTGTGCCAACCAACGGATAAAGTTGTACAAGCGCTGTGTCAAGTACACTGTCCAATACGATACCGTATGCAGTAGCCGCTGAAATTGCCGCCGCCGCAGGTTTTGCCTCTCCTGTATCAAAAATAGCAAGCTGTCCTTTATAGAGGTCTGCGCCTGCAAGGGCAGTTATGTGTCTTTCTGGTTTTGCGTTTATTACCTTAAACATTTGTTAAATTCTCCTTTCAGTTACAGAATTATATGTGCTTTTATTTCTATTGAGGAATTTCTGGTATTCTTCTATGGACATCTTCTGCCCGTCCAAGAACGCTCTTTCAAGTCTTGCCTTATGTGCCAGTTCCTTTGCGGTTAATGAAACCTGCTTGGTCTGTGACTGTATAGGCTTTCTTGCGGACTTTGACGGTATATTCCCCTTTACGCTGTCAATCGCCCGTTGGTCTATCTCATTTGCGGCTTTTGGCGCACCGTACAACCCTCTGCAAATCTGCTCTGCTGTCATGCCAGTTACACGTATGTTCTGCATGATTGTCTGTGCTTGTGCTTTTGCCTGCGGATACTTAGCAAATAGGTCGTCATTTGCATCTCTGAAATCAAGCACCGCTTGCCGTTCTTCCAGTTGCCTTATGCGTAGTTCATCGTTCGCCATCTTCTCGGCTACGTCCTCGTCATAATCCTCTGAAATGAACTTCTGCTTTAACGCTTCCTTCTCGTTTGCCTTCGCCTTTTCCGCTACCCTTGCTTCAAGTTCCTGCTTGTCTTTTTGCAGTTGCTTGTTCTGCTTCTTTAGTTCTATAAGGCGAATCTCCGCTTTCGATAGTTTGCCGCCCTCCTTTTTGCTTTTGACTGGTTCTTCTTCGATATCATCAGATTCTTCTTCGTCTACTTCTTCTTCTGTATCTTCCGGCTCGTCTGAATCATCATCTTCGTCTAAAGCGTCCTCCTCCAACTCGTCTTCGTCAGTATCGTCTTCTGCCATTGTTTCAAAATCATCGATAAATTCATCATCATCTGTTTCATCTTCCACATCAGCGGGTTCTGGCGATACTACTGCATCGACTGTAAGTTGTTCTGCGGCTTTCTTTTTCTTATCATCGTTATCAAGTTTCATGGTCTACCTCCGGTATTATTAAAGCACCTCTGCTCAATGTCAGGTTTATTGCCGTACCTGCGAACGTAAAGAGATTATTAATCTCACTTTTATTATACAACCATTGTCAAATATCTATCTTCTTGTAGCGGGTCTGCGCTTCGCTGTGGTATTGGTAACAGGCTTATGTACTATATGCTTATCAAATTCTTCCAGTTCCGTCACTTCATTCTCTGCTTCTGCTTTTACTGTCTTTGCTTTCCCGGAATCCATAGCCTTTATCAGCCCGTCCAGTTCGTCTATTGTGGTATTCTCCACCTGTGCTTTAATCGCACCACGCTCTACTGCTTCTGATATCAGTTTGGATTTCGTTTCCTGCTCTGCCTGTGTTAATGCTTTATGCATATTAGTGTTTATAACTCCAAGTAACTTTGCATTTGGATAACGTTCGAGCAATACACGCATACCTTCTTCTGTAAGCACCTCTGGCGTAGGGATATAAAACCCAAGTATACGTTTTGTTTCATAATGCGGACAGGCATAAAATCCATACCCAAGTATAAGCCCCAACTTTTCGACATTTCCTCCCCAAAACCTATTGCGTATAAGGTTTAAGTCTGCAAGAACTTTTATCCCGCCGTTTATACTGTTGTACGTATGGTTTATCCCGCCTAAATTACAACCCGGAATCACGTGTGGAAACGAAATCTCATTTGTATTTGGATTAAACATAGTATCTTCCCTCCTTAATAATCTTTAATGTTAGAACTGTTATAACTTTACATCTATATCTTCGTCTGGTGTGGTTTTTATATGTACGATTTTTGCCTTTTCCTCTGTTTTTTTCATCTGGTTGCCGTCTTTGTCGTATATCACGCCTAGTTTTTTACCCGCTTCTGCGCTGTGTGATTCTAAAATCCCTGCATTGTCTTTGTAATATTTGCGTATCATAGACGAAGCGATTGCGTCTATTGCGTATTCTATTACTTCCATGAAGTCTGGCGGTGCTTTATGCTTTAGTTCGTCTTTTATCCAGTCACGAAGCGTAACAGGATTGATTGTTGTCTGACCGCAACCCTTAGCGACACAGGTGCATTGGCTTACCCATCTGCCGTCCTTGAATCCATAGTCGTTATACAGCGCAAGTGTTTCGCATTTCCCGCATACAGGGTAGTCAAGTATCTGCATAGGTGTCATACCGCTCATTACAAGTTTCTGCATGAAGTAATTGTTCTGGAACAGTTTCTTAGCGAACGCAGGATATACATCCATAAGCATTTTATATACGCCATGTGAGTGTTCGTCCGGCAGGAAGTTCGCATTTGCCATTACAAGCTTTGCTTGGTTTGCTTCACGGTTACTCATATCTGCACCCTCCTGCTATCACCCTGCGGCATTTGCGGAACGGTCTGTTGCAGGTTTGTCGGGGTCTGGACGGTTTCGTTATTGCCTATCGGGTTAATCGCATTAAGCCCAACAGCGTTCATCATAAGCGTAGATTGTCCGTTCATGCGCTCGTCTTCTGTTTCCAGTTTAAACCCAAGCACATCTTCAAACATTTCCTTAAGCCTGTCTGCTGAGATAAGGGGTTTCGGCATACCGTCTGCGCCTATTACCTGCATCTGTGCAAGCCCAAGCAGTATGTTATACATATCCGTCCTGCCTTTTGGCATCGATTCACCGATGATTACTTTGGTCATAAAATCCGCACGTGTTTTTAGCGGCTTGCCATCATCGCCTGTTGCTTCCATGTATTTCAATGGCTCTATATTTTTTACACCACTTTTTCTGGCTACTTCCATGTCTTCCTGTATCGCTTCGCCTGTTGCGGGGATAAGCACTGGTGCTTCACGCAGTTGCGGCATATCGATAAATATATTGTTGCCGTCTGATACCCTCGCCCAAAATCCTTTATCCCAGAACTCTATACAGAGTTTTAATGCGTACATATCCGCCCAAGCCATAACTTCGGAGATATCTGTTTTCTTGTCTTTGATACCGACATATCCCTGTGCCTGCTGTGTATTGATTTGTGTAGCAGTTGCAGATACGTTCATTTGTGTGCCGCTCATGCTCTCGTGGAATCTGGTTGCTTTTTGCGCTTCACGTAACAGGAACTCTATCATCGACTGCACAACAGGGTTAAGACCTGTGCCTGCTACTGTAAGGATATTACCTCGTGGGTCGTTGCATAATATAGGCATAGACGGGTCAGAGGTCATTTCATCCGGGTCAAGTTGTGCGCCTTTATCCACATAGGTACGTGACTGTGCGGAAAACCTGCAAGCGATTTCAAATTCGTCTACAAGTTTATTTACCGTGTCCTGCATTTCTGAAAGCAACGCACCATCACCGATACCGTATAAACTACCCATTCTGGGAATCATCCTCGCCATACGGAACGGGTACTCGTTATCCACAAATTCGTAATAAGGGGTTGACGGGTCGCTCTCACGAAGGATAAGCCCGCTTGTGTCCATTTCGATAAGTTGCAGGTTGCCTTGCTCGTTATCACGTGTCCATACTTCCAGAAGCGTAAAAGTCTTAATATCGTCTATCGACTGGTCTGCTTCATCGCCTACATACTCCGTTACACCTACATTAATCGCATCAGCCAGTTCATCGCCGTATTCTTTCCTCGCCCATGCAATCGACATAAACTTAAACTCTTGTATGATATACTCCGCACTTTGCAGTTCCTTGAAGTCTTTTATCCGCCCGTCTACATACACCGTATCAACAGGAGGCACAGAGATACGTGGAAGCCCGTCATGTGCATCTTTGCTTTTCTTGCTATCATCCCACTCTACTTTTACAAACTGGTTGCCAAGCAAATCATAGTACCTGCCGAAATCCTTGAAGTGCTGACGGTACATACTCTTATCCCGATAATACTCCGAAGCCGCATCGAACATACGCATATATACTTCGTGTCCGGGATTTTCAGTGATATGCCTGAACTCCGTATTCGCCTCGGTCATAGCCGCAACCTGCCCCTCGATACATGGCGTGATAAGCGGGATAAACGAACGTGGCGCACAATCATCCGCACCCGCAGGCAGTTCACGTATGCATTGATACTGCTTATCCAGTTTCTCCCATTCTTTAACGTACTTGCTTAACTCGCCTTTGCGTAACAGCCATTCATCCGCATAATAGTTCCCACGCTTTTTTTGCTTCTCGGTCATAAGCGAATCGAAATTAACCGAATTTAGTTTCTGGTCTTTCTTGTCTTCTGTGATTTCAGTTATCATCTTCACCATTCCTCCTGTTCAATAATTTTTTATAACTTAAAAGCCCGTCTTCCGTAGTAAGCAGTTTGTCAAGCGGCTCTGGTGCATCTTCTTTATTGCTTAATCCCTCCAACTCTAATTGCGCTACACGTTCGTTCAATTTCGATACCATCTGCGCCACAGATACCAACCGGTCAAGCAACGCATCGTAGCGTGAATCCCTAAACCATTTATTAAGCATACCTGCTTCTCCTTCCTGTTTTCTCCGTGATATGGTTGTTGTTCTTTATATACTCGGACATCATAAAGCGGGTTATCTTCCCCTCACGTAGCATATCCTCCAGTTCGTCCATATAATAAAAGCCGTCAAGGAATTTCCTATCAGGCGAAATAAAAGAGTTCTGCTGTACTCTGGCTTGTAAGAAAATCGCCAGTGACATTATTAAATCATCGTTCGCACCGCTTTCCGCACCCCACCATATACCCTTGTTCTTCTTGTCCTGTCTGGTAAACGTAAGCATCTCGTTAAGCGTATCTACATCGTTTATCCTGTCCATGTTCCCCGGTATATTTGACCAGTCAACCAACTCCGTTAGCATCATCTGCCGATTGTCCGGTTGCGTACGCCAACCAAGTTTGTCCTCTTTACGTACATGACGCTTGTCTTCTTTTGACACACGCCGATATATATTCGGGTAGTCCATCATCGTAAGGAACTTGATGATATAGGTATCGAAGTTTATCTCCGGGCATATTAGCGCATCGTTATACATACACGCAAGGAAATAGCATTGTCTGACACACTCGTCCGGGCTTCCCGGGTCACGGAATACCGCTACCTGTTCTTCGGTGATATTGTCGAATACATGCGCCGCATAGAAGTCTGAACCCTCGCCCGCAGTATCTACCGTTACAACATATGGTCTGCCTTTTTCCGCTTGCTTGAATATCTTAATCCTGCCGTCTGCCGCATCGTGGAATGTCTGCGTGTTCGCAATAGGCATACCGTTGTCCGTAGTAGAATACGTGAAGTACCCTGTGCGGTATATCATGCCGCCTATCTTCCCAAGCCGTGCGGCTATCTTCTCCGAATCAAATACCGTCTTGCCCGTTACGCCCCACTCGCCTATCGCATAGACCATGTATTGGTATGGCTTAACGTATTTCAACTTCTCCAACTTAATACCGTAACTCTTGGGTAGGAAAGCGTTGTCCTTATACGTGGAATGTAATATCAATACATCTTCGCTGAACGTATCGTAGCACGTCCTGACAATATTCCCACTAATCCCTCGTAACTCACGCTCAACAAATTCAAATAACCAATGCTGTCGGCTTACAGGGTTGAAGCTTAGTATTATCCTCGTCTGTTGTTCGCTATCCCTTAACCGGCGGTCTAACTCACGTATCGATTCATCGTTAGGCTCCGCATCCGCTTCCTCGTACCATACATCCGTTAAGTTGCCCTCGCCCTCGTATAAGTCTGAATAGAACTTGATGCTCTTGATGTCGTCTATGTTGTCTACACCCTCGAATAATATCTGGTTACCGTTTATCCGATTCTTCATAACCAACTGCGGGCTTTCCCTGATATCCCAGTATTCCTCTAACTTTAGTTTCTTTATCCCTCGCCGTATCTCCGGGAAACATGACTTCAAACAGTCCGTCTTCTGCGCCCTTAAACATACCAAGTTCCGCCCGCTTATCGTCGTCATCTGTAACGCAAGCAAATCCCCGCAGAAGTTGCTCTTTCCTGAACCTGAACCGCCGTAGAATATTTCGTAACTCCTGATTACCCCAAGATATGGCACGTACTTCTCGTTGAACAGCCTCTTGTCAAGGTCTATCAGCTTCTCCTTAGCCATCACCATCTTGTTCTTTGGCATCTACCCTACCCCCGCTTTCCTTCATTCTAATTCCATACACCACCATTGTCAA